TCTCGACGGGGGCGGCCGCCATTGGCAGCACTTCCTGCGCACGGCCAACGCCCACCGTGGGGTCGGCCGGGACGGCGACGATGCTGATTTCGTAGGGCTCCCAGTCGGTGACGCGGTAGACGTCCGTGCCGTCCTTCCGCTCTTCGATCAGCTTGGTGGCGTGCACCATGTAGCCGACCGACACGTGGCGGCGGATGCCGTCGACCACGTCCTGCAGGATCTCGCTGGCCCGCGCGCTCTTGCCAAAGCGCACCACCGCCCGGCCCACCCGGTCGGCGCCAACGGTCACGGATTCCACGACGCCCACCTGGTCGCGCCAGTTGTGGTCGACCAGCAGCGCGGCGCCGTTCTTCATGCGCTCCATGCGGATGGCACCGGGCTCGTGCGAGAGCACCTCGACGCCCCACCAGCGCTCGCACTCGATCTCCGAGCTGAATGCCAGCTCGACGGTGCGCGCCTCAGCGTCGGCGGTCTTCACCTCCATCAGGCGGCACTGCAAGCCGCGTTCGTTGATCTGCTGCGGCGTCACCTTCACGGCGCGTCCTCCGGGTTGTTCGGGGCCTGCGGCTGCACGAGGGCTTGGCCCATCGACAGCGCGATCATTTCGGGCGGGATGCCGGCGGCCTTCATGGCCTCGATGTCGGCGGCGATCTCGCGGTAGACGGTGCTCGGGTCGCGGCCCTGCTCGCGGATGAGCGTCGAGGGCGGCACCAGCAGGTTGTTCTTGCTCGCGACGGCGGCCTCCACGTCGGCACGCGGGTCGACCCACGCCCAGCGTCGGGGCTGCCACTCGACGCTGCGGTATTTCTCCAGCCGCTCCGCCTTCAGCGTGCCGCCGCTGGCGGTCTTCACTCGGCCGGCGAGCAGCGCGACCTCCAGCCACGCATCGAACACCGGCTGCACGAGGGACTCGATCAGCCACTGCTGCAGCTCTTTCCAGTGCTCGCGCTCTTCGAGCGTGCCCGAGCGGATGCTGCTGAAGCTGACGCCCTCGAGGTCCTGCGCGAGCGCGTTGTAGCTGACGCCCATGCCGGCGGAAACCCCGCGCAGCATGGCCTTGAGGAACCCAGGGAACTCACCCTGCGGGTACTGCGGCAGGAACGGGCTGAACTTCACCCCGGGCGGCAGCTCGTGGAACTTTCCGGGTTCGGCGTCAATGGTGATCGGCTCCGGCGAGTCCTCCGGCGACGGGCCATGCTCGTCGGCCCACTCGAAGAAGCCCATCTTCGCGGCCGACACGCGCGCGTTGATGACGGCGGCTTTCTCCCAGCCCTCGATGTGGTGCAGGCGATCGAGCGCGGTGCACGCCCAGGGCAGGCCGCGCTTCTGGCCGGACAGCCACGGCACGAAGCCGTGCAGCACCTCGCCGGCGGGCACGCGCACGAAGGCGCGCCCACCATAGCGGTACTGCTCTTCGCGCTCGTCGGTGGTGGTGAAGTGGTAGGCCACCGGACGGCCGTACCGGTTCATCTCGATGCCGGCGCGCACGAAGTTGCCGTTGTCGAGGCGCTCGACGTCATGGTCGATCGGGCAGCGCACCGGGTCGATGAGCTGGATGGCAAAGCGCCACGGGCCGGCGTCGGCGCCGCGCACGATGCGCGCGAAGAACTCCCCGTCCTGCGCCGCGGTGATGATGGCCATGCGCTGGATGGCACGCCACGACTCCTGCCCGGTGACACTGGCGTTCGCCGGCTTGCCCCACTCCCACCAGGCCGATTCGAGGGCGTCGTTGGCAACGACGTCCAGCGCGCCGTTCGGATCGCGCGACTGTGCCTGCAGGATGATCCCGTTCGGACCGACGATGTTGGCCCCGCACATCCGCAGGAAGGCCTTCATGTAGTCGTTGTTCGCCGCCTGCTCCCGGGACCGGGCGACCAGCACACGCTGGTGGCGGCGGATCAGCCCATCCGTCGGCTGCGGCGTGGCCGTCCAGCTGGCAGTGAGGCGGTCGAGCTTCGCCGCCGTGAACATGCGCAACATGCCGCGCCGCGGCCGGCCCAGGGCCTCGGCGGGGCCGTCGGCAGAGGCCGGCGGCGGATCGGGTGCAGGGGGGCTGCGGCGGAAGACGTCGAGCAGCCCCATCAGCAGCGCACCTGCACTTCGCGGCCCAGCAGGCCCGAGTAGCCCTGCACCGCGGCGGTCTCCCGTGCCAGTTCGGCGCGGTAGTGCGAGCGGAGCTTCAGCAGGTCGGCGATGGGCGTGCGGTACAGCTCGCGCTCGCCGATGCGGTAGCGCTCCTGGTCAAGGGTAGCGCGGCCCTCGATCACCGCTTCGATTGCGGCGAGCACCTTGCGGGCATGCACGCGCTGGTCGGCCCCCGGCGCGGCCGCAGCCAGGTCGGGGCGGACCGGCACGGCACCGGATTCCAGCTCGACGACCTCCGCGCCGCGGCTGGCACGCAGGCTGTAGGCGTACTCTCCGGGCAGCCAGCCGCTCGACACCGCCGCCGTCGCGGAAAGCCTGTGCACTGTGCCGGCGTCGACGCTGGTCAGGTCGATCGAGCCGGGCCCGCGCAACAGCAGGCGCAAGGTCCAGTCGGGCGCCGGATAGGCGGCGTGCTCGACCGTCAGCTCGAAGCTGATGCCGGCCTTGATTTCGACGGGGAGGATGCGGGGCATAGGCCGGAAGGCTCGCCGCGGGGCAGCGGCGCGACCATTGGCAGGCCTTCCTCAGCCGCGCGGAGGCAGCACCGGTGCGGTCTGGTGCAACGGCGCGGGGATCGGCAGAGCGCTGACCTTCCACACCAGGCCGCCGGCCAGCGCGACGATCGCGATGACCCCGGCGAAGACCCAGCCCATCGCCAGCGTCAGTTTCGGCATCTGGTGCTCGACCGCGGCGACGCGACCCTGCAAGTCGCGGATCGACTCGAACGCCCGGTTGAGGGCGGCACGTGTCTCCAGGTGCTTTTCTTCCAACCGCACGAGCTGCTCCGTGGTCTCCGACAGCTTGATGATGGCTTCTTCGACGCGCGCGAGCCGGTAGTTGACCAGCACGTGGCTTTCGGGCGCGTCGCCGGGCGCGCTCACCGGATGACCCCTGCCCTGCGCCCACGCTCGATGCAACGCACGCAATCCAGGATGACGGCGCGGCAGGCCGCATGCACGCGGCCATCTTCCGGGCCGAGAGCCAGGATGGTGTCGGGGGAGGCGGTACCGTCGGGGTCGGCCACCACTTCGGGCAAGTCGGGGCAGAGCGCGGCGTCGCAGCGGTCGCACGAGAGGTCAATCGCGGGGCGCGGCGGCAGCGGCGCCACGACGGGATTCGGCGTAGAGGCGCAGGCGCTCAGCGTCCAGGCGGCAATCAGCAGGCAGAGGTTTCGCATGGATATGGGCCAGCAGCTGTCGGGAGAGGGATTCGGCACGCATTCGGGCGCGGCGGAGTTCGGCGGCGGCGGCGGCCCGATCGACCGCGGCCTGTTCGTCGGCGGCGGCCTGGGCGGCCTCCCATTCGCTCCGGGCCTCAGCCACCGCCCTGACCAGGGCCGCCGTCGCGGCATCGGCGGCGGCGGCACGCACGGCGGCGCAGGCGCTCTCGGCTTCGCCCCTGGCCTCTGCCGCCGCCGTCCGGGCCTGCCCGGCCATGAAGGCCCACAGCAGCGCGAGGGAGGCCGCCCAGGCGAGCAGCAGGCCGCCGATGAGCTTGGGCGTGACGGCGCGCCCCACCCACGCGCCGATCACGCCCAGCCCCCACGGCGCTGCTCCCAGCGCTCGAAGATGATCCAGCCGGCGGCGACGACGACGATGCCCAGCGCCACGTAGGGCAGCCAGTCGCCGAGGCTGAAGCGGATGTCGCCCACAGCGCGCGCGCCTTCCGCTGCCAGCGTCAGGCCCGACACGCCGCCCGCGACGGCGCCGCCGCGCAGGATGTTGGACTGGTGGAGCGAGCGCTCGGGGTCGATGCGCTGCGGCATGGCGTCGGCGAGGTCAAGCTCGGGCTCGATCTCGGGCACGCGGAGGGTGTCGCGCTCGACGACGGCCAGCGGGATCTGCGGGCGAACCGGCTTCAGGTACAGCGCGGCCTCGGCCGCACGGCGACGCGTCAGGCCGCGCAGTACCTTGCCGCCCGCCTTGTTCCACAGCGCGAAGGCGCGCGCGGCGGCCTCGGGGTTGCCGGCGTTGTGGGCGCGCAGCACCGTGGAGCGCGCGAAACCCGCGAGGCCGATGTTGAACGCCAACACCACCATGGCGGCGAACTCGTGGTCGTTCGCTTCGCGCTTCAGCAGGCGGGACACGCCCTCGGCGAACTCGGCGACCTCCTGGCGCAGGCGCTCGTCGGCCGCGGCGCGAGTGATCGTGTCTCCCGGGCGGACACCCTTCGTGAACCCGTAGCCGATCGTCCAGACCCCCGCCGGGCACTGGTAGGCGTCAGCGCGGAAGCCCTCGAATTCGATGAGCAGCTGCAGGCCAGCGTCGACGATGGTGGTGCGCGGCATGGGCACCCTCCGGTGGGAACTGCCGCGAATGCTGGAAGCGATCGCCTTGGCCGCACATTGGCAGGCCTTCCGAGGCCTCGGAGGGCTTGACATTGTGCAATAGTTGCACTATACTGCTGGCGCGCTTTCAGGAGCTGCAACGATGACCACCGCCCTGCGGCTCGCCGCCGCCACTCCCCTGCCCCAGCACCGCCTCGCGCTGCGCTTCGCCGATGGCTTCGAGGCCACCGTGAGCATCGCCGACCTGCTGCGCATCAAGGCCCTCGCCTCGCTGCGCGACCCCGCGGTGTTCGCGAAAGCGAAGCTCTCCCGCGAGCCGCACGGCTGCGCTATCGAATGGCCCGGCGGTGCCGATCTCGCCGCCGACAACCTGCGCAACCTCGCCGTCGAACAGTCCGGCGGCATCGGCCACGAGCGCATCATCGAATGGATGTACCAGCACGGCCTCACCCAGCAGGCCGCAGCGGACGCCATCGGGGTCTCGCGCCGGATGCTGAACTACTACCTCAGCGCGGCGAAGCCGATTCCGAAGACGGTGTGGCTGGCCTGCCTAGGCTGGGCCGCGCAACAGGCCGCGTAGCTCAGCCCGTGCGGGTGCGGGTGTCGCCATCGAGGGCGGCGTCGAGCGGGTCGTTCGCGGCCAGCACGTAGCGCACCGTGCGCTCCGTCACGCCGTGCGCGCTGGCGATCTTCGCCAGCTCGACGCCCTGCCGCGCCAGGCGCCGGATCACCTGGTTGCGCTCGGCGCGGTACAGCACCTCGGGCAGGCAGGGTTCGATGATCTGGCCGCCGTAGGCCTCGCACAGCTTCACGAAGGCCGGCCACCCGATGAGCTTGGCGAAGTTGTGGTCCGGCTGCGGTGTGCCGGGCACGTACAGGATCGCACGCACCCTCTGACCGCGGTTGAGCTGGCGCGTGGCCACCGTGATCAGCCGCAGCGTGGCCGGCCGGCCGATCAGCCGGATCAGGTCCGTCGCCACTTCTCCCATGCGTCCGCTCATCCGTTCCCCTTGGGCTACCAGTTGTTGACGTCGAAGCGGCCGCCCGTGATCTGGCGACGGCGGCGGCTGTGCGCGGTCACCACCGCGGGCGGAACGGCAGGCGGAACTTCCGCCGCGTCTTCCGCCCCCACCTCGCCGGGAGCGGCCTGCGGCGGCTGCGTGAACAGGTCGTCTTCCGGCTGCACGGCGCGCTCGAGGGCATCCCACCAGCGGTGCTTGCCCGGCGCCCACAGGTCGAGGCGTTCCTCCAGCCAGATGGCGTAGGTCACGCAGTCCTTGACCTCGGTGCGCTTCCGCGCGGGCGTCCAGCGCGTTTCCGTACCGCCCGCCTGGCGGCGCACGGCGCGCACCTCGCCGGCGAGCTGCTTGAACCATTCGTCCGAGGCATCCCGGCACAGGTGGACGTACCCCGGCCCGGGCGAGGACACGGTGAGCCGGGCCGCGAAGCGATCCTTGGCCAGGTTGGTGCCGACGATCCAGAGCATCGGGCCGTGCTTCTCGACGCGGCCGTTCCACCGGTAGCCGACACGGGTGTTGCCGTTGTCGATCGAGCGCTCGCGCTGGCTGGCACCCTTGATGGCGTGCACGCGGTAGCGGCGCAACGAGTGCGCGAAGGCGTACACCGCATCGGTGTGGTGGCCGCCGGAGTCGATGGCGAACGCGTGGATCCGCTGCGGCAGACCGCAGGCGTGCGGGTACTCGGCGTGGCGCACGAACTGCTCGGCTTGCTCCCACACGTCGTTCAGGGCCGGATTGCCGAAGAACACCTGGTGATCGATGGGCCACATCTCGCCGCCTCGGCCCAGCCCCCATACGCCGGCCTCGATGCGGTTGTCCTGCGTGTCCATGCCACACAGCAGCAGCAGGCAGCCTCGGGGCATCACGCGCCAGGCGTAGGGCTCGGCGCGGGCTTTCAGGTCCTCGGCATCGGTGCGCTCGATCTCGCCCTCCCACGCCTCGCCGCGGGTGGTGTTGAAGAAGGCCTTGAGCTTGGTGTCGTCGCCCTCCTGCTTCTTCGCGTAGGCGGCCAGGAACTCGCGCACGATCTGCGACCACGCCACCACCGGGCTGTACGCCGTCCAGACGTGGAACGCGACGTGGCGCGGCGCCGGCAACGGCGCGCCCTCGGGGTCGACGAACCGCCCGTCGTGCAGCAGGTGCACCGTGCCGGCGTCGTTGATGTAGCGGCCATGCTCGGCCGCGGCCAGGTACTCGGCCTGCGTCATCGTCGCGGCGCAGTGTGGGCAGAGGTGGTAGGCCGATTCCGGCTCTCCTGGCCTCCATTTCAGGCCGTGCGGCTCGTCCTTTCCGCCCCAGGTGAGAGCGTGCCAGCCCCCGCATTGCGGGCAGCGCACGTGGTAGGTGAACCGCATGTCGGCGAGCTGGGCGCGGCCGTCGACCAGCGAGAAGCCCTTGAGCTTCGGAGTGCTGCCGAGCACCAGCTTCGGGAAGGTGGCACCCTCCAGGCGCTTGGCCGCCAGCGTGATCGGGTCGCCTTCCTTCTCGACGTCGGCGTCGAAGGCATCGATCTCGTCAAGGTAGGCCACGTCGATCGAGATGCGGCGGTAGTTCTTGGCCGCCTTGCCGCCCTTCACCCGCAGGATCGAGCCGATGAAGCGCTTCTGCTGCAGCGTGTTGTCCC